TCACGGTCACACGCAGTGCTTCGAGTGTAGTCAGGTTATTGATGACTGTTGTCAGGGCGAGGTGTGTTCTAGCGGCAAGTAAACTAAAACAAACGCCTCGCACTCTGGGCAGCTTAGGTTAGATACTATACCCTCTCGACCATCTTCCTCTTCATAGTCGTGATCGCCGCCCCATATAAGTTCAGCGTCGCAGTGCCAACAATTCATTCTACCTCTCCCCAATTATCCACAATAGCTGTATCAACCTCAAACGGCACGTTCAGGTTTGGCACACAGGTTGTCATAATTTCAACAATCTTGTCCGCTTGCTCCTGAGACTCGATATTAAAACACAATTCATCATGCACGGTTAGCACAGGAAGCAAGCCTTCTTTATAACAATCAACCATTGCCTTCTTAGTCTGGTCGGCGCTTGAGCCTTGGATCAAGCGATTAAGGGCTTTGTATGTGAATGCACGGCGAATCATACCACGACCACCATATTCTTTGATGGCTTCTTCCAGCCGCATCGCTTTGTTGTAGCCAAAGCTTTTGGGTTCCCACATATCAAAGCGACACTTACGACCAAGCCAAGTCCGTATGTTTCCAACATCTGAAGCGCGGTTCGATGTCATGTCTGCAATACCTTTAACGAAAGGTACTTTGTCGTGGTACTTGGCAAGCATGTCTTTAGCTTCTTCTTCGGTAATGTCCATGACACCTGCCAGTTTCTTCCGACCCATACCGTACATAATACCAAGGTTAACTGTCTTGGCATCTTTGCGACTAATACCTGCCATGTCTGCAACAATCTGGTGGAAATCAGCGTTGCCTTCGTGGTACATTTTAACCACATCGTCGATCTGCGGGTGACGATGCACCCCTGTTACCTGTGCACAATAGTGTGCAAGCCACCGTGGTTCCTGCGCCGAGTAGTCAAAGCTGCCCCACTTGCAGCCCTCTTCTGGTATGAACAGGCCGCGGATCATTGCTTTAATCTCAGGGTCACGAGCAGGAATTTGCTGTAGATTTGGGTTGCTTGAGGAAAACCTACCAGTTACAGTTCCGCCATCATCAGAACGAAGGGCATTGAAGTCACAATGAATACGTCCGTTATGCGAATGTTCAAGGATCGTCTCCACAAAGGTGGTGTTTGCCTTATTAAACTCCCGAAGGCGTACAATCTTTTGCGCGATTGGGTGCTCGTGGTTCGCAAGAAACTGTTTTGTAAAGGAGGGCGCGTCAGTCCCCTGTGTCCTATGGTACTTAAGACCAAGAGCATCGAACGCCTTTGCTACAGATGTAGCAACCCACGGCTCAACAGTGACGCCGGTCTCTTTCTTTATTTCTTTAAGTAAAAGATCTTCCCTTTTCTTTAGGTCTTTCTTGACAAGCTCTGCCTTGTCAACATCAACACGAACGCCGCGTGTCTTCATTTCAAACAGGACGGGTAGCAACTCTGTCTCGAGCTCAAAGATGTTGGTTATCTCTTCCTTTATGATGTCTGGGCGTAGCCTGTCCCACAGGCGCAGCGTAACAGAAGCGTCTTGCTCTGCATACTTACCAACAAACCGTGCAGGTAGCCTCCACATTCCAGACTTGGGGTCTACATGATACATAGCCGCAGCAGCTTTTAGCATCTTTTCGTTTTTATACTCGCCCAGATACTCGCCAACCAAAGAGTTCAAGTTGTAGTATCTGCGGTTTTCATTAAGAAGTGGCGCTGCAATCATTGTGTCAATGATTTTACCCTGCACTTCAATACCAGCCCACCGCATCCAGCCAAGGTCATACAAAGCATTGTGCATAATCTTTTCAATATGCGGCGTAGCAAGCTGTTTCTTTAGCCAGTTTACAACAAACTTTTCTGGCAGGTTCCCGCCACCCTCGTGGCGTACAGGAAAGTATCCAACAAAATCTCCTGCTGCCACAGCGTAGCCAATAACATACCCGTCACCACGGCACCACCCCGGGCCAAGCGTTGTCAAGTTGGGGTCACAAGTCTCCAAGTCAATTGCAATGCGATCACAGTTAGTCAGATCAGGAAACGATGACGGCGGTGCCCAGTCATCTTCGTCTCCGAATCCCATTGCTACCTCCTTGACATCGATGTCTAAAAGATTCATTTGCTCATTCATCGTCATTGACAATCTCTCCTCCGAGTGCGGCGTACCCAATGATGTCTACCCACGAGTCGTCCTTGCTTGTATCCTCTGCAAGTCTAGCCAGCTTCAGACCAATCATGCAGGCTACCACATCTTCTGGGGTAATTGCATGAACCAACTTACGCTCCAAGAAAACATTCCAGATCGCAGCAATCCGCTCGTGATTCATCTTAGCAGGACCATACTCCTTGGCCCTCGGTCCGTTGATTAGTTCTTCTGCTTTATTAAGAAAGTCTTCTCTGGTTTTCATATCTGGAATCCGTACTGTGTTTGTGGTTCGATAAGGTGCAGCGCTTTTTTGGCACGAGTCAGGCCAACGTAGAACGTCCGAATCTCGGAGTCCTGATCCTCGCTTTCAGCGCATGCACGGGAAGAATCTAGTAGTAAGACGACGTTATCCGCCTCGCCACCCTTTGCTTTGTGAATCGTCGATATCTTGATCCTCGGGGTCCCCGTCAAAATAGACTCGCCCATACGGCGTACTGATGCAATGTAGATACGCTCCGTCTCGGATACCTTCAGCACTTCGTACCACGGCGTCTGGTCTGTCGCAGTCAGTTCGCAATGGTCTCGTATGTCTGTTAGCGTGTAGTCTACTTCTTGGTCGAGGGATGCAAGTTTTTTTCTGCCAGCTTTGCTTATGACGGAAGATGTTAAAAGGGTAGATAGCTTCTTCAATTCTGCTGCTGACAGCGAAAGACCTTTGCATAGCTTTAACCAAACCTCAATTCCAGTAAGAACATTTGGGGAGATGGACCAGCCGGAGCCTTCACGCCAGTATAAAAATCCTTGTTCTTTAAGTGTGTTTGAGATTTTATTAGCAATGAAATTGGTACGGGCTAAGATTAGCCACTCTCCGGCTGTTAAGTCCACATCTAGAATATCACGATGCCACACAACAGCGCCAGCTTCATCGGTAGGTTTCCAAAACTTTTGTTGTCTTGTATGTAGTTGTTTTACAAGAGAGTCCGCCATGCTATGGACAGATATGGGGAGACGATATGACTTGTCTAATATGATCTTATTATCCGATGCACTTAAGAAATCGGACACGTTTACACCCATCCATGAATAGATGCACTGATCGTCATCCCCCGCAAAATAAATGCGCTTCGCCCGTGGCTTCAGCACCTCATGTACCATGCGCCACTGTAATGGAACCAAGTCTTGCGCTTCATCAACGATTAGTACCTCAAGCTGGGGACAATGCCCCTGCTCGATAAAGTCTTCAATCATGTCAACAAAGTCTACCTTGTGCATCTCGCGCTTGTAGTCGCGCACAACCTGATCCACCAACTTTAACTGCTGGAAATGCAGCCGTCGGTCCGCGGTCTTTCGAAACTGTTCCTCAAGTGTGCGACCTGTAACTCTAGCCATTTGCAGCATAGACAGGTACGCATCCCCGCTGCTGCCCGGTGTGAACAAAGCTCCATCAGCCATGTTCAAAGATGCGTTGGACGAGAACGTCAGTCCAAGAAGATCACCAATGTCGGTAAAGTCTTTCCCGTGTAAGACGCGCTTAGTTGTTAAACCAAGAGACTGAAACGCAAAAGAGTGTAGTGTACGAAACCAAACCATTTGGTTCGCGTCTATGTTTAGCTTCGTTGAAGCTCGTGTTCTTGCTTCCTCTGCCGCCTTGCGACTAAAGGATACGAACGCTATGTCCTCCGGCCTTGTGCCGCGCTCTAACTCTTGCTGCACAATGTTAATAAGCCGCGTTGTCTTGCCCGTTCCCGGTGGTCCAAAGATTGTGGTCTCTGTTATAACATCCATTAGAATGGCACCTCATCACCTTGGACCGCGATCCGCGGAACTTCAACCTCACGGTTAAACATCGGGACCCACCAAACACGAATCTGTTTTTGCTCTC